CTATATCGCTCATCATATTACTAAATCCAAAAGTTATTTTTAAGCGTTTAAATTCCTTTATCTCAATATCAGGCAGCATTCTCAATACTTGAATCTCGTATTTCTTGTATTCAGGTGATTTGAATCGCTTGCCTTGCCACGCTTTGTTTACTGATAATGGCTTTATGTTTAGATTTATTATCATTATTTAAGTTTTTTTAGTTATGAAATCTTTAAGTGGTAATAATATTCCTTTTGAAGTATTCATATCTCCGCCCTTTCTATCTCTACTTGTGTTTAAATATACCCTACATAAAATCTTTAATTCTTCAGTTTTTATAAATATACAAAGAACGTCGCTTAACCAATAGCACCAATATTCAGCCTCGCTTGTAGATAGCCCGCTTGGCTTTCCTCTTGATTGATATTCAACGTATATATTTCCGGTCTCTAAACATTTAAAATCTCGCTTTATTTCTATTTTACTTCCTAACAAATCATTAAATTGCTTTTCGTAAACTTGACCTACTTTTAAATCGTAACGAAAATCATTATTATAATTCATAATTATCCAAGTATTAATTCCTGATTTAACTCAAAATACTCAATATCATTATCTACCTTATCCAATACCTTCAATTGAATTTCTCGCAATTCTTTAACATTCGCACAATTAATTACCGCATATTCCAACCAAGATAATGGCTGCTTTTTTTCTCCAAATATAAAACAATCGTTTAACTGGTCGGCAATTTCTTTGGTGTACATCAAAAACAATTCGTCTTCCTTAAAGTTTTGATATGTTTTGATATAATGCAATACGCTGCAATGTTCTTTTCCGCCTAAATAAGAGCCTATCTTTTCCAAACTGAATAAAGTATTTTTTCTTAGAAATACTGCTGCGTACATTCGCTTGTAGACCATATCTCTTTTACGTGTAATTTCACAAACTCCGGATGCTTTAATTACGGATAGTGTTTTTTCGATGTCTATTTGTTTTTTCATTTTAAATCGTTTATAAACATATCGTTTTGAAATTGACGAAATGCAAGTTTAATATTATTTTGTTGTTCAATAACTGAAGCATCTGCACCAGTTAAGAATAAATCATCTTGTTTGATTAATATTTCAATAACCTCATTTAACTTTTCGTTTAACTCAGGTAGAAAAATCGTATCGTTTAAATCCTCTATAAGGTCGCAAATGTATGGTAATCCACCAACTATCATAAGATAGGAAGAAAGTCGTTTAAATGCTACCTTTCTATCTTGTTTTAGTAGTTTTGCCTTGGCTTTTTTAATTTGGTTTGTTGTCATAATTTCTCAATTTCTCGTTTAACCTCTTGCCAAAACTCAGTACCTCTATCCGCTCCCATATAGCCTAATACTTCTTCACACGCTATCAATGCGCATTGATTAGCGTCAGCTTTAATCATTGATATATAACCGTCATATTGTCCACCTGTTTGGATTTCTATGTTTGAATACTTATCAACTAATTCTTTCGCTTTCTCTTTTGCTGTCATTTTATATTTCTTGTTTAATTTTTACTATATCTATTGTGCATCCAAACATTTTTAAAACTTGTAAAATGCTTTCATAATTTAAATTAGTTTTACCTTGCTCAATTTTACGAATTACTGTAAGTGCAACACCAGTTTTTTCAGCAAATGTTTTTTGGTCAAGTTTTTTTTGTTTTCTTTTTTCTTTAACAAATTTAGCTACTTTTAAATGCTCCATTCCTAATCCATTTCCTAATATTTTTTCTAAATCATTTGATATCAACAAAGGACTGACTAAGCAACTATTTAAAAGAAAAGAATTTTTATTAAGTTCCAATTGTATCCAATATTTTTCTCTGCTATCTAAATTTTCATTTAATGAAACATACTCTAAAACATTAACAACAGGCACATATCCAATCTGTTTAAGATTATCAACCCATTCATTTATTTTTTCAGAATGACTTTTATTTAAATGTTGCATAGGTCTTATCATGCCATAAGTACTTTTACCAATGTAATGTATTTGATTTGTAAATGGGCAACATAACGAATAAATTAATTTTTGTGATTTCATAATTATATGTTTTTAGATGTAAATATAAATAAAAGTAATTGAAATAACAAATAAATACCTTATATATTATATTCTTTTAAATATAATTCTATAACTCTAACTGTCTTCTGCAAATCTTCCTGAAATTGTCCCTTTTTGCGGCATCGAACAATACGTTTAATAATGTCAAATTCCCACGCATTTAATTCGTTTTGTTCTGCAAATAGATAAAGACTGCCGTTTGAATTGTCGTAGTGAGTATCTTTCTTTTCTTTGTACCCATCCTTTAAACTCATATAGTTTTCCGCTCTTTGTTTTGCCATCATATTTTTATACTCTTTATCAATTGCCGTTTTTAACAAATCATTGTATTGTTGCTCAATTTCTTTTGCTTTTGTTCTAAAATCTTTCATTAATCTAATTTTAAATTGTAACCACTTAATATGCGTCCAATTGATTCTCTAATAGATTCTACAACTATTATTTCTGTTTCTGTTGCAACATCTACAAAATCAAGTACGCTCGATTGATACTTAGTTGTTCTTCTTAAATGCTGGTCTAATTCCCACATCGCATTTTTCCACTTATAGCCATCCAATGCTAATTGGATTTCTTCTTGCTCTTCGTTTCCATCGTATTCAATCGTTACTTTCATTTTTTTTGTTTTTTAGTTTCCCAATACATATTACATTTACCATTTTTTACATTTACGTTTATCCAGCTTTGCCAAAAATCACTTGATGGAGCAGTAAATCTGTAGCAAGATTTTTTTACCTTGCAATCTTTACCTGTGCATTTTGCTATATCCGCCATTATTTCCCTTGTTGCATTCCATACCACTCATCTACTCCATTCAACGACATTTGTTTCTTACCGTTTGGATATATCGTTTTTGCTATTTTAAGAGTGTTTAAAGGTACATAAGTGTTTTCTAATGTACTTGGTTTCACATCCTTGTTTAACCATTGTGAAATTGCTTTTAAATTCATATTGTTTTGTTTTAAAGATTAAAATTCGTAACAATTTCTTGGGCTTTTGCACGTTTCAGTATAATACTGATGTAATGATTTTAAATCACAACCTTTTTCACCAAGTGATAAAAGCAATTGTTCCATTTCAAAAAGCAATGTCTCTTTGTTCAACTGCTTTAATTCTTGTAAGCACATTTCCGTTAATTTTTCGTTTTTAGTTTCCATAATTTTTGTTTTAAGAGTTAAAATTATGGGGGAATTTCACCCCCTTTATTTTTATTTATTTATAATCAACTATATTTCCCCATCCAGAACCATCTAAATGCTCTAAGCATTGCTTGAATGTTTTAAATGTATCTGTAGCTTTTCCTGTTCCATAACCATTTTTAATCACATAAAAATTACCATCTACATTTTTCTTTTTTTGAATACATCCACCTTGTTGAAATTGCAAATGTTTAAATCCTTGTGCTAAAATATTTGTTCCCATAAATAAATTGTCGTGAATTCTGTTTTCTAAAGTTGTCATAATTTTTATTTTTAAATTTTCTGTGCCTTATTGACCTTACAAAGATATGTATAATGTTTATATCTACAATACTTTTAAACAAATTATTTTCATTTATTTTTACTTTATCAATGTTTACAAGGCTTATAGACGCAAAAAAAAATGCCTACTAAATCAATAGTAAGCATTATTTGAGGAAAAAAGTATGAAAAATCCCCTCTATATTATAATTCCATTAGTTCATTTATACAAGTTTTGCCACCTATTATAATTGCACATCCTATAATTGGCTTCTTTCCCGCCTTTGCATAAGCCATCGCATAGCTTTCGTGGTCTATTCCGCAACCTACTTGCGCACCGAATACTTTAAAGTTAGCACCGGCAAACCATTGCGTATAACATTGCGTGTGTAAATGCCCTTGAACTGTTGACATCATATCTGCACGACATTTAGCAGAAGCAGTACCTGATTCTCCGTGTACATATTGAACATTGTCTATTACAACACGCTCGGTAAAATTCCAATTTGGAGTGTTTAATACTTCTTTATAGGCTTTAATCCATTGGCGAGGAATTGCACCCGTTTGTGCTTTACGCATTATAAGTCTATCGTGATTACCGATAGTAACATCTGCTACTGGAAACGCTTTGTACCATTCTGAAATTTTTGAAATAGCCAACTCTAATTCGTCACCACCTGATATTCCGTTTGGGTCGGTCTCGTGATATGAAGATGCGTGATTATCAATTACATCACCAATGAAGCAAACTCTATTGCAGTTATGTTTCTTGTACATCTCAATGCAAAACTCCAAATATCCATCCAAACAAAATGGCTCGTGTAAATCACCAATACACAAAACTCGTGTTTCATTTGAATTACGGAATTCTTGGATTAGTTTATTTTCTAATTCAGTTAGTCTCGGTCTATATTGCATATTAAAATTCCTTTAAGATTACAACTGATAAACTACGCTTATCCATAAATTTAAGCCAATCCAAAAACTGCTTTTCGTTATTCCTAACTAAACAAGCCGTAGACCAACCACCAATAACTGTACTTGCTGCACCTGCTCTATGACAATTTGCGCCTATTATATCCGTATATTCTTTACCGATTTCTTCTGCTGAATTATCCTTGTCGTTATCTCGAAAATATGGAAATCCTTTCGCTTGTCTATATGCCGGTTTTCCTTTATGCAATCCGTAGATATGTGAGTTATAAACTATCCAATCTGATTTCAATACCGCACAACCTAAACCATTATATTCCGCAAACTTTTTTAAACCAACTGCTCCTGCATTAGATGTGCCTGAACAAACCATTTTGAATTTAGGTTCTTGTACAGGAAAGCAATCGAATGAATAAACTTTATCGTCGAATCTGTCAAACTCATCCTCGTCTGAACGTACCCACACATCTAAAACTCCGCTTTTAGGAAATCCTTTAAAGTTAGGTAGATTTGCAACCCTCGCAAGTAGTTGCACATCGGTGTATTCTCTTACATTTGCCATACATTTTTGTTATTATTTAAATATTTTATATCCTAAAAATACTAAAACAATTCCACATATAACCATTAAATTCCAATTAACACCTTTTTCGTTTTTCTTTTGCCTTAAATCTACCTTATACTTTACCTTTGTTTTATAGCGTAATAACTCTATTGTGTCCCTTACTTTGCGCCATTCTATTTTGGTTTCATAGCGAGTTTTGGGAATATAAACCGAATTAGTTTGTACAATTGTATCGTATTTTGTTATGTAATACGTTTTTTCACCATTGATAATAACAGAATCTATTTTATTTATAGTAATAGTATCATTTATTAATGTGCATTTAAAGCCTTTCTGAGTCGCTTTCTTGTAATGATATGAAGCATTGCACCCTGATAGCAAAAACATAGCGTAAATCGATACTAATAGCGTGAAACACCACGTTAAAAATTGTATGTAATTAAACCGCATCCTTATCTATTTTTTTATTATATACATTTAAGCCTATTGCTGTGCCAGAATAAGCCAAGAATCCCCAAAATACAAACTCCTTAACTTCAAATGCTATCCAAAACATAGGAATAAAAGCGTAAATAACTGCAAAATGAAACGAAATAAATGCAGCAATTCGCTTTAGTTCATATTTTCCTTTAGGCTTTAATGTATCGTTTACGATTTGCATACTTGTATTTTTTATCCTGGAGAATAGCGAAGTATTGGTTTGGAGTTTCATATTGCTTGTGTGTTTTATCGTATTGCATTGCTTGAGCAGAATCTTCTAAACAATCATATAACCGCCCTTCGATTTCGTTTACCTTCATATTTGTAACTATAAGCCATAAAAATAAAACACCCGTTGCGCCATGTTTTTTTATCAGTTCAAAAGATGATTCTGTCATGGTATAAGTGTAGTGATTAGATTTCCTGCATTATTAATTGACACTAAATATTGCTTTGTTAAGTCAGGAGTTCTCATTACAATACCATCTAAATAGTTTTTAGGTTTCCAAATTCCGCCAACTAAAGTTAAGATATTTCCATCTGTTGCGCCAGTTGTATCAACATCGTGCAATTCACCAAGTTCATAACCGTTAACAATTGAATATAAAATCTGTCCGGTAGTTGCTGATGTTTCTAATACCTTACCAATAGAAACTAAATTATTAGGCGCAATTGGCTTTACGTTTGTCACATATCCCGCAGTAATTGGTGACAAATATAAATCATCTCCAATAGTTAAAGTAACTGTTGTAAATGGATTTGTAGCCGTTGTGCGTGTATCTAATAGCGTTAATAAACCATTTGTAAGTACATTTCCATTTGCGTTGTTTGCAATGTCTGCAGTTACAACACCTAATGTTTTGGAAGATGTTACTTCACTATCAGCCTTTGCTTTGGAAATCAATGCTTTTCCACCACTTGTTCCGGATATGTATACAATTGTTCCTTTGTAGATTGTTGCTCCGGTTTGGTTTCTTACTGCAACGGCAGTTTTAGCAACGGCATTTAATACCTCATCACCCGTAATTGATTTCGTTTCGTATAAACCGCCACCAATATCTTCGGAAATAACAAGCAAATCGGTTGCTATTAAGTTACTTCCTTTCGGTGTTAAATCACTTATCTTTACTTCTGCCATTGTCTATTTTTTTAAGGTAGACTTTCAACTTTTGAATGTCTTTAATTTTCGGTTTTGTTAATTTCAAAATAAAAATTATTTTAATTTAATCATTTCAACAAACGCATTAAAATCTGCTTTTTGTTTTGTAGTCATATCTACATAGTTCAATTCTGTAAATGATTTAGGAATACTATTCTCAATTCCGTAAAACTTTACAATTCTTGGTATAGGATTGTATATGTTAAGCGACAACAATTCTTGCGTGTCTGAAAATTCATTCATAAAAAAATCGTATTCCGATGTCAAAGGATAAATTTCTTTTTCGCTTGTAAATTCATTATAAGCATAAATCTCTAAGCCCATAATATCTATTTTTGTAACTGATTCCATTTTTGTTTATTTTATAAGTAAATATTTCCTTTTGTATCTTGTACGTTGGTAATTGCTTGAGTTAGATTTACATTAAATGCACCGCCACCCTGATATGTATTTCCGGTCATTGAAATAGCTTGAGCAGTTCCCCCATTGAATAGATACGGAGCAGATGAATTAGATAAATTAAATACGCATTGAATTAATTCTATACAAATTCCCGCATTTCCAGATACTCCATATCCAGCTGCATTATTCCATAAACAATTAATAAAAACATTTTTTAATTTACTTGAACTTCCTGACCTTATACAATAAGAAAGTGAAGATTCATAAACTCCACCAATTATTGTTGCAGAAGAACCATTAGTTGCGCCATTATTCGAAGATGATTGTCCGGTTGAATTATATATAATAGCACCATCACCATTTCTTATTCCAACTCCACTAACTGAAATACCCGTACAATTTTTTGAAGATAGCCCAAGATTATATATTCCGGAACCGGTTGTACTTTTGCCGATGCAATTTACTACATTTCCAACAGAATTTATGCCGTCTCCACTTACAGAATGTCCAACACAATGAAATGCATTGCTATTAATATTACTAACTGCAAAACCAACCCCACTATCTGAATAACCAACACAAAATTTAGCATTGCTACCGCTTAAAGTTATTCCATTTGCCGCACCAATTCCATATCCAATGCTATTAATTAATTCCGCACCAGTTGTTGAGTTCATAACAATTGCAGTATTTGAACTTCTTGCAATTGCGCCGCTTAAATAATTAGTACAATTATCTCTAAATAAGATTCCTCTACCGCTACCATTATTTATAAATTCAGTACCGCTACATTTAATTTTTCCTGAAGTGCTTACATCAAAGTATAGAACTGTATTGTCATTTCCTGAACCCGTGCTTCCTGTTCTGATAACATTTAAGTTCAATATACTGCAAGATGTTTCAACGCTTGTTGTAGTTTTAAATGCATGAATTAATCCACTATTATTTAATGTATAAGAATGTCCATTTCCGTTTATGTTTACTCCATTTTTTAGAGTGATTTCTACAGAACCTGTTTCAACAAAATCTGCGAACATCTCAATAACATTTCCGCTAACCGCTGCTGCCATAGCCAATGTTAAAGTTGCGTAATACGTGTAAACACCGCTTGAGTTTGATATTCCAAAAACTCCTGAACTTCCGCCACTTACAACTAAATTTCCACTTCCAAGAATTGAGCTTCCGTTAACAGTTTTAATGTTGGTTGCAGAAACTAATGTATCTTGCTTATTGGTGTAAACATCGGTAAAGTTATCGTTTGTCTTTACAAATGAATCTCTTAATGTATCGCCCGTTCCATCGTTTGGAGCAGCGCCTACGTTTATTGTTTGTTTTGCCATATCTTAATTAATAAATTGTTTCATCGCTTGTATATAATGTACTATCTACTTTTTCTCTTGTTGAATCAATGGTAAATGGAGTTGCAGCACCGATAATATTAGTTTCTCCACTTGGTGATAAATCGTATATTTCACCCCATCCTATTGTAT